GTTGTTCAAAGGACTGGTCAGCGAGATGTTCTTCTGAACGTCAGAGACGTTAGCCAGAGCTGAAGTAATCGCGGCAAGCGCGTCACCCGAAACAGTCTTGCTGATTTCGCCCTGGAATTCGCTGATGCGATCCGTGATAGATGGAGTCTCGACCACACCACGACCACGCTCAAAGGAGATTTCTCCACGAGCGGCCTTAGTGATAGTACGAGTGTGGACAGCGCTCAAGGCAGACTTGTAAGCCTCGAAGCGTTCGACGCGCTGTTCAGCGGGAAGTCCGCCGAAAAGTTGGTCTAATGAGGGAGCGGCAAGAGCCATTTTCTCATTCCTTTTCTGATTGAAGTTTTGACCTAGAACGCTTCCGCTTGCTTCTCGAGGTCGCTAGCGGCCTGGAGATAAGCGTTTCGCATATCCGGATCAGTGAGTTGTGAAGCAAGGTATCGACGACGTTCCGCCTCAACCTGATACGCAGTTGCCTGCGCCGACTTGGAAGCCTGAGCGCTTGTTTGACGAAGCGCCGGTCCTCCAGGTATAGCCATCTCCTTGACCTCATCGAGTTCAGCCTTGATGCTCTTAATAGCATCCTCCTGACTCGCTATAAGTGCCTTAGAGGTAGCGATTTCTTCCGTGAGCCCGAGAGCCTTCACGATTTCTTGACGGAGCTCAGTCTTGAGTTCTTCCGTAGCGTCTTGAGCTGACGCGGACTTAATCAAGTCAGCGCTAACTCCGAGTCCAACATAAGCCATATCGTCATCTTCCTTGTTCTCGTCCCATCCGGTGAATGGAGCTTCGGTTTCGTTTTCGCTGGCTTCTGAAGTCCACCAGTCGAGATACATCTTGAGAGCACAGAGTAATTCCATAACGTCAGGAATCTCGTTCTCGTCACCAGCCAACATTTCGTCCAGTTCAGCCTTGATGAGAGCGATGAGACTGGCGCGAACGGCGTTGAGGTCAGCGAGGTTGTGCTCCTTGTCATCCGCCTTCGCGAGTTCAGCCTCGACAGCCTTCCAATTCTCGGGAATCAGGTCGGTACGACCCAGAGCGTTAGCACGTTCTTTGATGTGCTTCTTAGTCGCCTCTGGATCCTTCGCCCGTCCGTAAGCCTGGATAGCGTTCTTCAAGTCCTTGACCGTCTTGATGGGATAGCCACCACCGGACATAGCTTGACCTTCGTCAGCCATTTGAGCCCGCTCCTTATCGGAGTAGTCCTTCTTTTCGACTTCGGGTTCGCCCGCCTTGAGTTCGCTATTCGCGTCAGCGTTCTCCGTCGACGGACTCTGCTGGGTAATCGTGTGACTTGAATCCTCCGGCTCTTCTCCCGAACCATTACAGACTTCGCACGTCTCCACGTCATTCGGGACGTTCGTCTTATAGCCCGTACCGGAGCAAGCGTGACAAACTCGAGCCGCGTTGTGAGGGGCTTCCGCAATATCGTGAGGAGAAGCAGCGTTCATATCCGCCTCGAGTTGAACCTCGTCGAACTTTTCAATATCAGTCACAGCTGACCCCTTTACTAGATCGCCGTCGACTGACTTAGCGATTTCAATTACAGCGGACGGGTTAGCCGGACGATCCACGAGTGACAATTCCACGATTTTTCCGCCGACGATTCTGCCACCAGGAGCGTTAGCGTCCTTGACAATTCGAGCGCCCTTGATACCGATTGAGAATCCCGTATAGATATCCTCTTCGACCATCTTCGCTGCGGACTCGTCGACAATCTTCGCGGAGACTACGAAGCCGGTTCCGACCTGCTCCATCTCCATCGCCTTGCCGATGGCCTTGCTCTGGTGCATCTCACGGATGTTCCCGATTTCCATCCACGCCGGCATAGCCGATTTCAGCCATTCCGAGTCGCAGATTTGCTCGTCGAGGTCAAGAGTCTCGTCAGTAGCGATTCCCTTGACGCGTAGATACCCGTCGTCACCGCGCTTAGCCGTGAGTCCTCCGAGATAAGTGTGAATGATGTGTTCAGACATTTGGTCTCCAATAGTAGGCGATGACTCTATGCCACCGTAAGGGCAATACTTTTTTAGGTTATTCTTCCGCTGAGATTTCGTCCGCGCTGACCGTCGACTGACCGACTACCGCACAGCGACAGTTCGGATGGAGGGGAGGATATTCGTCCCCGAAGTCGTGATCGCCTTCTTCGTTAGCACAGTCGTCACAAGCTCCGTCATAAGCCAGCCACGTCCAGCCTGGAAGATCCGCGTCCCTCATTGAGTCGAGAGACGAAGCGTTATACGCCCGATTCCCTTCCGTGATAGCAATCATTTCAGCCCGCGCCGGATCGTTGATAAGCGCGTCCAGCGAGTCCAAGATTTCCCCAGCTCCCGCACCTTCCGCCAGCCCGTTAGCGATTAAGTCTCCTAATCGAGCCATCGTCGTATCGTCGATTCCCCGAATCGTCGTCGAAGCCGCGTCGAGCAAGTCCTTCAGACCGCCCCCAGCCACCTTCGCTGCCGCCCCAGGAGAGCCAGGCTTCCACGTCGACCAGTCAATCGAACCTGACAAAGACTTTAAATCGTCCGTCAGTCCAGCGCCCTTTTGGAGCACCGGATTCGTTTCCATAGCAATCAGCCCGTTATCCGCGTAGAGATCCGTTAGGACTTTTTTGAACTTATCGGAGTCGAACTTGACGTTATGCTGAACGGCCTGTTGAGCAATAATCTTCGCCACGCCCTTGACCCCGCCAGCCGGATGAGTCGCAATCGACTGACTTACAGCCTTCTCGAGACCGGAGTATCCAGAGCTCAGAGCCTTAGCAATAAGCGGAGCGTAGTGATGAATCGTCAGTTCCTTGAGTCGATGACCTGGTAAATCCTCGATTCTCCGCTTAGTAACCGAAACGTCTTTTGGGGTATCGCTTATCTGCGCTTTCTCTTCGCCCACGATTCCACGAGCCCACGAATAGCCAGCGTCTCCGCCCCACGCGTCCCACGCCACTCGACCAGGAGACGGATAGCCGTCCTCACCGGAGCGGAAGCCCGTAGCGTCCTTATCGACCTGATGACGATCAAAGAACGCTTTCATCCGCTTGAGCGTAGCCATTGAGACCCCAGCGCCTCGAGCGAGATCCGAAGCCCGCTTCCGTCCTACGTCCGTAAAGCCGTCTCCCGCCTTCCCGTCCGCTATCCACTCCAGAGCCCGCTTAGCGGCCTCCTGGACACCTTTGGGGGGAGTATAAGTATCGCCCTTGATGATGGAGATTACGTCCTGATTGAACGCGTACGCGTCCTCTTCGTTAATCGTCTTGAATAGGAAGTCTCGATAGTTCCCGCCCTTACGAATCCGAGCGGTGGCGTACTTTGAAAAAGCCTTGAGCTCGTCCTCTACCTGACCCGCAATTTCGGGTTTGTCTTCGCTGACCGCCGATTCCGCTTCCTTTTCGGGGAGTTGACCGCTGATTTCGCTCGTTTCGTCAAGGGGTTTCTCCTTCTGTCCTACCGTCTCACCGGCTCCGTCCGTCTCCAACATTCCCTTAAGGAATTGGATAGTCGAGCCCGCCACAATAAGCGGCTCGTCTGCCTCTGGCATATCGTAAAGCGGCATACCAATCTCGCCACGAACGTCGTTCAACGTCAAGAAACCAGCGTTGAGACTCGTCTGGAACGACTTAGCCTGTTCCTCCGCACTCTTCCCAGATACGCCATCGTCCAGGACAAACGTGATATTCCGATCCGAATCCAAGTAGCGACGACACAGCGAGTTGATGACCTCGACGATGAAGTTCTCCATTGGCTTCTTAGAAACCGTCTCCGCGTTATCCGACTCGCCTTCTTGAGAGCCCTTACCTCCGCCCAGCCCAGCTCGAGCAATAACGCCCAGTTGACTAGGAGCCACGCCGAACGCCGAACCGATTCGCTTGATGATGAATTCGTCATAGTCGGATTTGTAGTCCGCGGCGATGGACTTCATCTCGACGGGGTGGAAGCCCTCCGGCAACACCTTGACTCGATGGCGCTCCTGGCTAGAACCAGTCAGTTTGTCGTTCAGCACTCGCTCGAAGGCCGCCAACTTCAGGTGATCCAACTCTTGAGAGTTCGTTTCCATCCACGTCTTAGGAGTTGAGCCGGCTTGATACTCGTCTCTCATCCACGTCTGACGCTCGAGGTACAGAGTGGCCGCAGGGATACATTCCTCGACAGCTGAGAATCCGTAGGGACTCCAAGTACGACGGTTCTTGACGAACACGCTCATCTGGTCGGTAAGGAACTGGTCACCACGCCCAGGGCCGGTGTAAAACTCGCCGTCCGCTTCAGGACTAGCCGTGAACTCCCCACGCGGGAAGCCCCAGAGAATCTGCTGGTAGGCCGGAGCTGGCGGATACGGGATATCCCCACGGTTGTCCAGCAAAATTTTAATTGTGGGCGCATCGATGATGTCGAAACCAATTATTTTTTTCTTGAAGTTGTAACGGGGATAAACACAAACCTGGTCAAACGCGAAGTGTTGCCACAGCATTTCCGTCATCCACTCGACGAAGCCACGATCATTATGGACGTAGGGATTTTCCCAGAATTGAGTCAATCGCATAATCTCTTCGCCGTACTTCTCGCGACCAATCTTCGAAGCTTTAGCGTGAGATACGCCTTCTTCTTCCATAATCGTCGCAATAGCGTCGTCCGACAAAGCAAACGACCAGCGCTGCTTGACAATCTCCGAAATACGAATCTCGATACAGCGGTGAATGATGTCGCATTGTTCCGTCAAAGATTTGAGCACCTGGAACGGCACTTCTTGCTGAGTCAAGTTCAGGTTGATTGCCACCTGATACTCGTACTTACGCGGAATCGGACGACCAGAATCGTCGAGCACCGGATCGATGGGAGCCGGAAGCAACGGAGCGGCAGGCCCGAGCATAGATCCGAAGTCCTGACCCCAGCGTCGCATAGGAGCCGATTCGCCCTGGATCTGAACTAGCCCTTGACCGCTTATAGTGTCGTACGGTTGAGCCGGAGTCGCCCGCGCATACCCCGAATTAGCCATAGGAGTTCCCGCAAGACTCTTCTGGATTTCGTCCGCAATCGCCTTAGCAATCTCCGCGTTCTTATCCTTACGACTGAATAAAGCCATTAGTCCTCGTTTAGTTGATAGTAGGGAAACCCGTTACAGCTGACGCAAACGGGACTGGCCCGATTCCGTTCTTAAGATTCTTACCGCACGATGAGCAGTTCATCGCATTCTCCGCGTTAGGCATTCCGCAGTTCGTACACGGCGGAGCGATAGAAGCAAAGTATCTATCAGCGCTCGCACCCGTCGCTAGACCTAGTTCCTGAATCGCGTGAACTAAAGCATCCAGTCTGTCGGGACTCGTCCCTGAATCTGGAACCCACTCCAACATTTGCTGTTCGAGTTTCTGGAATTCTCCACAGTGAGAAACCCGTCCCTGCTCATACAAAGCGGCGATAGGTTCTGCGCGGAGCCTCTTGCCCTGCTTAGCCGTAATACCCTTATACGGAATAGTCGGAGCCACCGTCCGTATCGTCTGCTCGATGAGATCGCCACCCTGATTTTTCTCCGCTACCACGCGATCCGCGCCTAGTTCGTTATACAAAGCCACCGCTCGATGAGCCCATCCGGAGGGAGTATCTCGACAAGAACGGTCAGCCAAAACGTAGGCCCGTCCGTCGATTCCCTTCCCGACGGCGATAATTCCCGTCTCGTCGGAGTGCTCTCCCGAAGTCACCGCGGGGTCAATAGCCACCACAATCCTTGTCAATTCAGGGACTTCGCACCGGAGGATGAGATCGTGAGTCCACAGAGCTCCGTCTACGTCCTCGAGCACCTCCGCAAAGAGTTCTTGACGACCCAGCCTAGTTCCCTCGTACCTGGAGCGAAGTTGAGCCAAAGCGGACGGAGCCAAGTTCTTCGCGTTATCGAACGTCGACCCGCGTACCACGTGAACCGAACCGTCAGTTCTCGCCAGGAGATTCTTAATCAACGGAACCGGACGGGGAGTAGTCGTCACAATCGTCTGAGGATGAGTCCCCAGTCGGAGACC